ATTAGAGTCTCATTTTATAGGTAAAGTGGCTCCATATCAAAGATGTTATGTTTATCTAACTTAAATTAAAAAAAACTAAATTAAAAAAAATAAAAATTAAAAAAATTTAAGGGACTCAGACTTAAATTAAAAAAAATAAAAATTAAAAAAAATAAAAAAAATTAGAGAAACTTAAGGGACTCCGACTCTTTAAAAAAAATTAAAAAAAATTTTAGGAATCCCCGCTCTCCCATTTACCTTCTTTGTTTTTAAAGAAGTCAGTTTGATGTGTGAGTTTAATATAATAATCCCCTCGATCTTCCCAGCGAGGTACTATAGTAATTGATTCTTTAAGATCATTAGCATCGGGTAAAGTACTATATCCAAAGGGTTGAATTCTAGTTATCTTATTGGGAACTTGGGATAAATCTAAAGCTTCTATTTTCCAAGTTGAATCATCCCCCCATATACATCCAGCTACGAATCCTAAGTCATTATAGGTTTCTGATTCTAGGATTGTATCTTTTCTATGGCTTTCTATACTATCATTTTTAGCGTCTACTGTGTAATCTAAGTAGTCTTTGTCAGGTTCGTCTAATTTTATTTTATATTTTCTTATTAGTGGGACATAGAATTCTACTGGGCAGAATCCAAATCCTGATGGGTCTTCTCCACAAACGTCTAGTCCAGTATCTAAGTTTACTACTCTAGTTGCGGTATATCTAGTTGAATATAAGGCGTACCAGACGTTATCTTTTTTGAAGGGATAGAAGACTTTACCTTTCATATGGTTATAGTTTCTATCGAATTGGAAGGCTAGTTCGTTAGTTTTAGTGTTATAAACTTTGAATACAGAAGTAGCCCAATAAGGGGGAGGTTGGGTTACAGTTTCGTATTCTAAATGATAGGGGCAGTTATAGTAAGTTATTTTAGTCATTAGTTCCTTTATTCATTTCTTTTTCTATAAACTCTTTTACTTTAGCATCAATATAACCTCTGAGTTCCGAGTCTTTAACAGAGTCAGAATCAGCGATTATATTGATGTAGCACTCTTCATTATTAACGTATAAAACTACGTTAAAGACTTGAACAAGAGTTTGTTTGTCCTTGTGTAGATACGCTTGGACATCCTTGATTTTGTATTGGATTTGGAGTTGCATTGTTATTTTCTACATTACTGCCATAGGTTACAGGATATACATATGGTATTGGATATAATGGATGATATCCTCCACAATTTGGGCAAGGTGGCATTGCATAAGGGCAAGGATAATAAAAAGGTTGCCATTGTGGAAACCTTGGAAAATCACTTACATGCAAATTATTTAAGTGGAAAGTATCCATATGATAAGGGCTCATTTAATTAATCTCTTAAGTTATGCATAGCTTTAAATTTAGTTGTTGCTTCTGCTAGTACTGATCTAAAATCTACCATTCTCTTTGGATCTACAGTGAATACTGTCTTAATTGGAGTAGATTTCTTGCCTACTGGAGTATGTTCTAATACTAAGGCAAATAGTTGTTCTTTACGGTCAATAAAAATAATATCGTGGTTAATTATCATAATGTTTTCTCTTTTGAAGTATAGTTTTCTACTAATTTAGTTGTTGATTCTACTAAGTCACAACATTCTTGGATTTGGTGATCTTGCGCTAACAAATCAAATTTGAAGTGTTCATTCTCATGTATTAACTCTAGCAAAGCGTTGTTAACTTCATAAGCTAAAGGTAAGAAAGTTGACTTAGCATACTCTTGTAATTTATCTGGGTTTCTTAATACTAACTCTAGATTACCCAGAGAATTGCTGTATTTTTCTTGTAGTTTATAATATATCATAGTTAAAGTGGAGCCCCCTGTAGGAATCGAACCCACATAACCTCATTACAAAAGAGGTATTTTGCCGTTTAAATCAAAGAGGCTAAGTTTATATTTTTTGTTCTTCAATTTTAGCATGGACTATTCTATGACAATTAGCACATAGTAAAATACATTTTTTTAATTCTTCTTCTACTTTTTTCCAACTTTTAGTAATTCCTTTAGAACTTAATGCAAATTCTTTAGTAGTTGGATCTAGATGGTGAAAATCATAAATTGCTTGGTATTGAGATTTAATACCACAATGCTCACATGCTCCACCACGTTTTTCTATTGCTAATTGTTTTAGTTTTTTCCTTCGTTTTATAACTGCATCTATGCCACACCTTTTACACTTATATCTGTTGGAACTTTTTCTAAAAGCAAAAGATGTTTCACCATGAATTTTACAATTTTTAGTTATTATATCAGCCATATAACTATATACAAATGGATTAACTAAAAATGTTAAACTTTTTGGCTGGCCCCCTAAGACTCGAACTTAGATCTTAAAAATTAACAGTTTTTTGCTTTACCGATTAAGCTAGAGGCCATAGTTGGATGCTGCTTCTATAATACCATAACAGGCACTAACTATATACTAATTCAATTAAATTTAATTGTATTTTATAGTCTGAGAGGTATTTCCGATAAGCTGACCCTTATGGTACACAGGAATTGCCTCACCCGTGTTGCCTGCTATCAAGAAAGATCCTGTATTTGTTACATTGGATCCTGGTGGGTCAATGTGAATTTTAGCATTCCCTAGTTGCCCTAAGAAATTCAAGTTATTATTTACAAACTCTACCCGTTTATTTCCGTGGGTCCATAGAATTTCTTGGCTGGGCTTCTTCATTACAATCTTATTATCAGCTATTCTTAGCAATTCTCCAGTGTATTGCCCAGGACTCCACCAACCTGATACTCCAGTCCAAGTAGCAGGAGGCTCGTTAACTGGATAAGAACAGAATGCACCAATAGAGCCATAGGTTTCACCGCTTTTTTCTATGATAGCATTAGTCTCGAAGATCTCATTATGCTCAATAAGTTGAACACATTTCTCTGCTAGACCATAAATGCTAATCAAGAATCCCCCTCTATCACTATAAATGGGATGGTTTTCAAGGAATTTGTTGTAACTAGCTTCCCAATAAAGACATGGGAACATTTTTCCGCCTGCTTCCCAAGGTCTATTAGCAGATTGAATACCATTCCCGGCACATTGGGTAATTAAACACCCTGTAACTACTTGAAGTACGGATGGATTAGTGTAAATAGCATGACCTTCTGGTTTACTTTCCTTACCATACATCAAACTTACTACGCTATTTCTCATAACTAACGCAGTATTGTACAATCTCATACCCCAATAAGTACCTTTATGGTTGGGTAGAAGGTAAACTTCATTTAATTGAAGAGATTTTGGTACTTTATTGTTATCTGGGTTAATATCATTTATTAGACACGATTGTTCACTACCTAAAATGACTGATCTTTCTGCATATCCACCCTTATCTGCGAGTTCATTTAGATATTTATAGAATGGACCATCATCCCAATAGCCTTTTGCTAAGGTTGGAAACTCATTAAATTTTATTGTACTTATTTTATACATCAAGTTTACCTTTATTTAAGAGAAATATATTACTCCACCTTTGGATTTAAGTTTAGTTGGTCTTGGTTCTTTTCTTCGCTGTTTAAAGTGCATAGCAGCAGTTGATCTAGGATAAGTTCTTTGCCCTGACAAACCTTTTCTAACATAATCATTTTCCCGTTTTCTTTTTCTAGGAATTAATCTGTTTACATTTAACAGTTTATGAATATCAGGATTTCCTTTTATACTTTGAAGTGCAAATAATCCTTTTTTCCCTTTGGGAGCTAGATTAACATCAGGGTTATTATTTATTGCTGTACGAAGGGATCTAGCGTGTTTTAAATAAGCTCTAGAAGCTCCACTTAATGCGCCTTCTAGCAATAAATTTTCTAGTCTTTTATACATTAAAATTACCTTTATTTAATATAAATAAAATTTTACATCTTTATCTTTGGATTTAATCGTAGTCGGTCTTAATACTTTTCTTCGCTGTCTAAAGTAGTTTGCAGTAGTTAATCTATCATTAGCAATTGGCCTTATAATAGTACTTGTTCTAACATAATCATTTTCCCGTTTTCTTTTTCTAGGAATTAATTTGTTTACTTTAAACGCTTTATCCCAAGCAGGTACTGATCTAAAATCCATCGCTTCTTTTTTTCTTTTGGAAGCGAAATCAATACCAGGAGTATTATTTATTGCTGCACGAACGGCTCTAGCGTGTTTTAAATAAGCTCTAGAAGCTCCACTTAATGCGCCTTCTAGCAATAAATTTTCTAGTCTTTTATACATTGTAGTGTAGCTTTTTGTTTGTACTCTGTTATGTTCCTAGCTCCGACATAGGACATAGCAGATTGTAATGCATGTTTGTAATCATTGAATATAGATTCTGTAGACCCAATTGGTTTACCCACTATATCTACTGATCTACCCTCAATATAATCTGATATTCCTACGGATTCTCTCGCTTCTTTACTTGCCATTCCTCTATAAATACAAGGTTTACCTTCACCTTGCCATGTTGGAGTCATATCTGTTCCTGCAAATATTGATCCCGCCATTACTGCTATAACATTAGGAATTGCCATAGCTTTACAGAAATCAGCAGCATGTCTTATTCCCCCATCTGCTATTATTGGAATATTGATGGCATCATATAGATTTAATTTACCCTGGACACAATCTAATAAAGCGTGCATTTGTGGCAATCCTACTCCAGTTTTATTAGTAGTTTCACAGACATAACCTTGCCCTATTCCTACTTTAATTATATTTGCTCCCCAATTACATAAATCTGTTACTGCTTTATGAGTTACAACATTTCCTGCTATAATAATATATTTATAATTTAGCTTTTTTCTAAGATATTCTAGAGTATCTTTCATATGTGCAGAATGCCCATGTGCTAAATCTACACAAATAAATTTAGCTTTTTGTGCAGCTAGTGTAATCTTTTCTTCTTCATTATGAACAGATCCTACGCTAACTGCATATCTCATATGTGTATTTTTTAAATCTTGATATCTATGAGTTAACCCAAGATAATTATTATTTGCACAATAATCATACATTTTCTCCCCCGAAATAGTATCCATGTTAGCAGGGATTAAAGGGTGAAAAAGTGATACAGCTAAGTCTCTATGTTTAAAATACATAGAGATTTTTATATCACATTCTTTTCTACTCATCACATCAGAAAATTGAGGGATTATTCTATAATTATTAAAGCTGTTTTCCATATTTTTTTTCTTCGTAGTAAATTATATAATTTAATTCTTTAGCCATAGTGTATTCTAATCTACACCCTAATGACTTTTTCCAATTCTTAAGAAAATAGATCTTATTTGTTTTTAACATTAAATGTAAGCACTTTTTTAGCGCAGGATAATCATATGCGAACTCTGGTAATCCATCAGTAGATTTAACTAACCTTTGTGGATTAATAGGTTTATAGTCTAGTTTCTTAAGCTTTTTTTCTGCTGCTATAAACTCTCTTCTGTTTCCGTGCTTAATTCCTGTTATTGGTCCGCTTATGTATATTTTTTCTTTCATTATTTATAATGATAAAGGTAAATGTTTATTAAATAGTTGCCTGTAAGCTAATCTATTAGCATGCCAACTATCTCTACCAGCTAATTCCCCACGGCTATTATGTAGTATTGGAATAGGTACTGCATAGTTATTATATCCATTTAGATATGCTTGTGTAGTATAGTACAAGTCATAAAAATCCCATTCCCCAGGGAATTCTTTAGGCTTTTCAGTTTTTATTGAGTTAATAATTTTCCCATTACAAGCGAGGAATAGACCATCTAAAACTATAACTTTACCATAAGGTCCATAATATGTTGGCTGGGCTTTAAGTAAGCTTTCTCCATGAAAAACTAGTCCTTTATGCTTACCTTGCTGCCATAATTGCTGATTCCACCATACACACTCTCTATCTAAGTGTGTAGTACCCGCAGGACCAATAAATCCAATTTTTGGGTTACTTAAATAATTATTGAGAACATCTAAGAAAGAGTCTTTACTACATAAAATTTCGATATCATCATGGCAAAAAATGAAGAAATCGTTATTTTCTTTAGGACTTACTTGTATTGCTTGGGTATAAGCATTAAAAATAGAGGTCTGATTTATCATTAATTGGGTTTTAATGTGACATGAATTAAAAAATTCCAATAAATTATTTCTTGTGTGTGTCCCGTTGTCGGCCCTAGTACATATTATAGCTGTGATCATAAGTTTCCACGTTGATTATACCCTAACTAACTAAATTATGCAAGAAATCGGATTAAAAGATTGGCGGACCATGACGAGGGACGAACTTAAAAATGAGTTCCTTAAGAGTAAGAGAGATCCGGTCTATTTTATCAAGAACTACATTCAAGTAGAACACCAATTATTAGGATTAGTTAACTTTGATTTGTTTCCTTTTCAGGAAAAAATAATTAAAGACTTAGAAACACATAGATTTAATATAACTAAAAAGTTTAGGCAGGCTGGAGCTACAACTATAGCTGCTGCATATGCACTATGGACAGCATTATTCAAGAAAAATAAGACTATAGTAATTCTTTCTATTGGGGATACTGAATCAGTAGAGACTCTAGAAAGAGTAAAGCTAATGTACTCAGAACTTCCTAAGTTTCTGAGGGTTCCATTAGATAAAGGTGGTTTTAATAAACATAAATTAAAGTTAACTAATGGAAGCCAAATAAAATCTAGACCCTCAAAGATTACATCAGGTAGAGGTCTTTCTTGCTACCTTCTAATTGTAGACGAAGCAGCATTTATTGAGAAGATGGATCAGTTATGGACTTCTATTTATCCAGTGCTATCAACAGGTGGTAGAGCATTTATTATTTCTACCGTTAATGGTATGGGTAATTGGTACTATGAAATGTATACCAAAACTGTAGAAGGAAGATCAGAATTTAATTTAATTGATATTAAGTGGCAAGATCACCCTCAATATTACTACAATAAAGATTATGAATGGATGTATGCGGAATTAACTAAAAAAGATCCAAACTACAATGTTCATAATTGGGAGAAATCTACTAGGGCCAATATTTCATTAAAACAATGGCTACAAGAATATGAGGGAGAATTCCTTGGTACAGGGGAAACTTACGTTGATAGTGAAATTATTAGAATTTTAAATGAAAACGTAAACGATAACTATTTTATTAGATGGAATAATAAAATGCGAGTATGGAAAGAGCCTGAGCCCCACTATACTTATGTTATTGGAGTTGATACAGCTTTAGGTAGGGATAGAGATCATTCAGCATTCCATATAATTAATGCTTATAATGGGGAACAAGTAGCAGAATTTTACTCAAATAAAACTCCTATTGATGAATTTGCAAAAATAATTTATGAAGAAGGAAATAGGTATAATACTGCTTTAGTCCTCTTTGAAAGAAACACTATAGGTAATAACTTAAAAGACAATTTATTTAATCTTTTAGCTTATGAAAACCTATGGATGGATGAAAAAGGATTATTTGGATTTCAAACTACAACTCAAAGCAGAGAACAGCTATTAGTTGAGATGGAAGAAGCACTTAGAAACAAAAAAGTATTCCTAAACTCTAAGAGAACAGTTGAAGAATTGCAGACTTTCGTAATATCTGATACAACTAATAAACCTGAAGCTGAAGAAGGTAAATATGATGATTTAGTTATGTCCTTGGCACTTACTGTTTTAGCCTTAAATCAAGTAATTAAAACTACGCCAAATATTATATCATCAATTAACGAAAATAGTAATGAAGTGTTAGTACCAATTATAAATAAAAGTATAAACGCTGAGGAAAATGATTATTCATGGGTATAGATAATAAGAAAAAATTAGAAGAAGGGGCAACAGAGTTCTTACCAACTGCTCAAGGTGCGCCTTGGTTTTCCCCTCAAACTTGGTTTGCTAAGGCAATTTCACGTTTATTTGCGTCTAAAGCTCAACCATATATAGCTCAACAAAGTAATCCTACTGGTGCCCCATTAGCTCCTTTAGCTGGTGATACAGTAGTTAAGGCTGATGTTATCAGACCTACCATGCCTCCTGTTAATCCTTGGGTTAATGAAAGGCAAGTACCGCATATCCCTGAGCTAGAGTATGCAAGAAAGAAACGCTATAGAGAATATGAGGATATGGATGGCTACCCAGAAATATCCAGTTCTTTTGACATTTACGCAGACGAATCTACCCAATTAGATATTGAAGGTAATAAATGGACTGTTCATTCTGATTCCCAATTAGTTAGAGAAGAAGCTAATGATTTATTTGAAACTGTAAAACTTGAAAGAAGTTATTGGGATATAGTTAGAAATACAGTTAAATATGGTGATTGTTTCGTTGAGTCTGTTATAGATACAGCAAATCCCAAAGCTGGTATTCAAAGATTAAAAGTACTAAATCCATTCTTCATGTACAGAGTAGAGAATGAATATGGATACTTAACTGACTTCTTACAAGAAATCCCAGATAAAGAAGATTGGGCTAGTTTTGGTTATAACATGGAGATAATGAAATCTAATAAATTCATTCCTCTAGATAAAAACCAGATTATTCACTTTAGATTATATTCTACTGATCCTGCCCATTATCCATATGGTAAATCCATTGCAGCAGCAGCTATAAGGGTTTATAGAATGCTTAAGATGATGGAAGATGCTATGTTAATCTATCGTTTGGAAAGAGCCCCTGAACGAAGAGTATTTTATATAGATGTTGGAAATCTTCCTGCTACAAAAGCTGATGGATTCCTAAAGAGCTTCGTACAAAAGTTTAAAAAGCAAAAGTATTACGACGCTGCTACAGGTAATATTAATGAAAGATTTAATCCTTTAGGTGTTACAGAAGACTTCTTTATTCCTGTTAGAGGAGACAATAAAGGAACTAAGGTTGAAACATTACAAGGTGCAGAAAACTTAGGGGAAGTAGATGACGTTAAGTACTTTAGAGATAAGCTCTTAGCGTGCTTAAAGATTCCTAAAGATTATGTAGTAGAGAAGGATAAATCCCCGGAAAGAAAAGCAAACTTAGCTCAATTAGATGTTAAATTTGCAAGAACAATTCAACGGGTACAAAGAGATTTACAAGTAGGATTTACTACTTTACTAAGAAGACACTTAGCATTAAAGGGATTCCCACAGTCACTTATAAATGCTGTTAAAGTAGAATTGCCTGATCCATCTGATATGTTTACAAAACGTAAATTAGATGTAGATGAGCAAAAAGCTAGAGTAGTTCAAGCTGTATTAGGGATTGGCTTATTCTCAAGAGATTATGTCTATGATAAATACTATAATCTAACAGAATACGAGAAAGAGAAGATCCAAGAACAGTTAGAGCAAGAACAAGAAAAAGAGATGGAAAAACAAATGAAGTTAGCGGCAGCAGGAGGGGGAATGGATCCTAATGCTCCACCAGGGGGTCCAGGTATGGCAGGCCCTAATCCAGCACAAGAAGCAGGGGGTCAAGAGCCAGCAGAAAATGTCCCACCAACTTCAAATGAGCAAACTTTACTTGTATTAGAAAAGAAATTATTATTGGAACAAAAGTTAGATCAGGCTGTTATAATCAAAAAAATGCTAAGAAAGTTAAAAAATAGCAGCAAGTAAGAAAGTATATATCATTATATAATGAGGTTTTTATGTTTAACACTTTTCATTTCAGAAACAAGGCTGTAGTTGATTTTATCAAATTGGGTGATTTACTTGGTAGATCACTACGGGAGAATGTAGAGTTATTTAATATTAATTCAGAATTAAATACAGTATCTTATGTAACTGAATCTGATAAAATAATAACAGGGAAGTACAATTTATCAGAATTAAGTTTATCTGATATAGTTGTAGAAGATTCAACAGTCTTTAAGGATAATGAAAAGTTTGATAAGTATGTAAACGAAAGAACTGAAGACTTCATTGGGTCTATCTATACAGATAATTATTCCAATGCAACTACATCCTTTAATAACCTCATAAAATTATGGGAACAAAGATTAAAGTTTAATAATACTAAGCAAAAGTTAGAAGAAAAGACAGCTAAGTTTAACGTAACTAATAACATAACTAAATCCAAAGAGTTTTCCCAGCTATCAGATTTGTTCCCCAAGCTAGTAGAATTCTTAAAGAATAACAAAACAAAGTTAGAAAAGATATCAGAGATTACTAATAGCATAAAACTTTCTAACACAATCTCAAAAGGGTTTAATATTCCCAAAGTGACATATGAAAAGTTAGCTGAAACTGGAACCTTCACAGTTACAAATCCTTATGTGGATACAATTTATGAAATGATTTGTACACAAGAGTTGCTTAAGAAGGAAATCCTAGAAAACAAGAATGACTTCTCTGATATTTGGCTAACTAATCCTTTAGTAAAAACTTTAGCCTTATCAATTAATGATAAGAAAGATAAGATTTATGAAGCATTAGCTAATGTTGTAATAGATGTTCCTTTTATTGCTTTAGCAAGTAAGAAACAAATTTACGAAGTTCTAGCTCCATCTATTAATCAAGAACCAGCATTAAATGAGAGCTTAGATGATAAAGACATTAAGCAGTATGCATCAAGAATATTCGATTTGTGCAAGCCAATAAGAAAAGCTCTAATTGAAAATCTAAACATAAAATATGGAGTTAACATACTAAACCTAAAAGAGCCAGCATCTTTTAAGAGTTTATTAAATACCCAAATAGTATTGTTTGAATCTTTGTCTAGACTATCTCCTAAAGATAGTTTACTAAAGGAAAAATTAGTTTCTTTTACTGATTCTCTAAAGTCTAAGAATGGTGTACAGGCAATAGATTTAAGTGAAGTTATAAATAAACTATTTGTTGACGCTGGTTACTCCATTACTGAAGGTGATATGTCTAAATATATCAATTTTGACGCTTTAGCAGGGGAATTAGGAAATGTTCAACAAATATTAGGTATGATAAAACAAGTGGCAGCTAAAGGCCAAGCATTAGCGGGTCAAAATGCTCCATTAGCTAACGCTCCTATGCAAACTAATCCTATGGCTACTCCTGCTCCAACACCAACTAATTCCGAACAACCATTAGGAACAGAAGATGATGATACAGGGGAAGTTGATCCTAATGCTTTAGGGCCAGAAGGGGAAGAAGAAGGTCAACTAGCACCGGGACAAGGTATGCCGGGAGCTAATCCAGGTATGTCCCCAGATTCAGGTGGAGTACCAGAAGAACCAGCAATGCCAATGTCTAGAGATGATTTAATTGCTACAATACAAAATCTCGATATGCTAACACAAGAATTAAAATCTAGTCTTGGCATAGAAGATGATATGGGTGGCATGTATTCAGAGCCAGGGCATATGGAACCAGATGGTGATGAAGCTATGATGGGTGGTGAAGGTGAACAAGGATTTGAAGGGGAAGGTGAAGAAGGAGAAATGGAAGGGGAAGGTGAACCTAATTTTGGTTCCGAAGAAGAATCCGAATCTCCAGAAGGTGAAGAAAGTGAAGAGGATGAAGAAGAATCTGCTCCACCTAAAAAGAAAGAAAAGTCAAAATCTAAAGAAAAGAAACAACCCAAAGGTGAAGAATAATGGACCAAATTAGACCATATTGTAAGATTATATCTCTTGCTACTAATGCTTCCGGGCAATTAGGGCTATACGATTCAAGAGGATTACCTTTATATGCTGATTTTATAAGTGTAGTTCCTGCTTTGGGAAATGCATCAGGCGCAGGGTATTTTTGGGTGCAACCTTCCGGAATGAAGGGTGGACCAGTTACAGCTATGCAAGTATTAAATTCTGATCCTTCTTCTACAGCTTTAAGCGGTGCAGTAGGTAGAGTAGGAACCCCAGGAGAAACGATATCCTTGCTTCAAGGCCCAGGATCAGATTCTTGTTCTGCTGTACAAATAGTAAATAGACTATCAAATACTGCTACCCCAATGACTTTCTTGGTTAATTATGGAGTTAGGCGAGAAGTAAATCAATTGAGATCTAATACCGTAAGCGCAGGAATCTAACTAAATGGCTGATGTTGTCCCGTTAAAAGTTGCTAGAGATCCTAGTAACAATCCTAGTGGATTGGCTGAATTTCAAGTAAATGATACTATTCCTATTTCTAGGGGAGGTACAGGAGCAACATCTGTTACAGCTTTAGCTGCTGCTATAAGTTCATTAATACCTAATACTCCTTATACTGATGAACAAGCTCAAGATGCAGTTGGAACAATACTGGTAGATACAGCATCTATAAATTTAACTTATGATGATGGAACTCCGCAGATATATGGTGATGTAATTCCTGGTGGTGTTGACCATAATTCTTTAGCTAATTTAACTACTGGAAATCCGCATACACAATATGCTTATGTGTCTGGTACTCCATCTGTAGGCCAATCATTAGTTTTTAGTGCTGGGAACTATTGGATTCCATCATCTATAGCTGGTGGTGCTGGTGGATCTGGAGTTACATCTTTAAATTCCCAAACTGGTCCAGCTATAACTATTGCTGGATCTGGT